ATCTATCAGGGATTATCTAATCAGATATCATCAGCCATAACGAACGGCGAGGATGTAGCTACGATTCAGAGCATCATCGAACAAGGGGTAACGTCAGTTCAGACAACCTCACAGAGTTCAGAAATCTATTCCCTATCAGATGTCTACGACAATGTAATGAACAAGCTAGAAGTCAACGCGGGGAACGTAAAGTTTTCTGGTATTGACACTGGAAGTAGGAAGTTAAACTACGCACTAGGCGGATGGCAAGAGGGAATGATTGTTGTGGCGGCTAGACCATCAATGGGTAAGACTATTGTCGGCTTAGACTTTGCGAAGTCATCTGCCAAGTCAGGTAAGCGCGTATTGTTTCTATCATTAGAGATGCCAAAGGAATCGCTTCTGTATCGTTACATTTCATCTGAAGCGCCTGAGTACAAGTATTCAGACATCAAAGCTAATCGCATCACCCAAGAGGACGTAGCTAAGATTAGATTATCTAATGCTAGAGAACTTAAGCGCTTGCCTATATTCTTTTACGACTCTGACAATCGGGACATAAACTACCTATCAATGGTGCTGACAACTGAGTGTCGTAAGAATAAGATAGACATCGTGGTGATTGACTATATGCAATTGATTCGAGATAATCAGATGCGAGGGCAGGATGACTTCTCGCAGGTATCATCTGTATCCAACAAGATACAAAAGCTAACTAGGAAGTTAAACATTCCAATCATCTGCCTTAGCCAGTTATCTCGTGGTGCTGAGGGTCGGAGTGACAAGCGTCCTCAGTTATCTGATATCAGAAGTTCGGGTAACATCGAGCAGGATGCGTCAGTTGTTATTGGATTGTATAGACCATACTACTATGCGCAAGCGGATGCTAGGGCTAACAACTTGCCAGTCCCTGATAACGACTATACGCTAGAGTTTATATTACTAAAGAATAGAGACGGGATGACGGGCGGTATCGTTAGGTACTGCGACGTGACTACTAATAGAATCGCTGATGAGGAGGAGGAGTTGTTTAGGTTCACGGCACAAGAGCCTGCTTACAAGAACTCTGTATTATCTAAGATGGAAGTTGACTTTGATAACGATGTGAAAATAGACCCTTTTTAATATGGAAGAAATTTGGAAAGATGTGCCTGAAACAAATGGCAGATATGAAGCAAGTACATTTGGTAGAATTAGGTTCAAAGAATCTGGACGATTTATCTCTTATTCAAATAGTACATCTCATTATGATAAATGCGCGATTAATAGAAAGTCTATTAAGGTGCATAGGGTAATTGCTAATACTTTTCTTCCGAAAATAGAAGGAAAGAATGAGGTTAATCACAAAGACTTTGATAGAAAAAATAATAGATTAGATAATCTAGAGTGGACATCGCGAAGAGAGAATCATACACACGTTGCAATTAATAAACCTAACAGAAGCAGTAAGTATGTTGGTGTGACAAAGGATGGGAATAAATATATGGCAAAGATATCTGTCAATAATAAGAAAGTTGATTTAGGGAGATTTGATGATGAGCTAGATGCTAGAGATGCTTACTTAAATTATTTAAAAGAACATAACATAGAAAATAAGTATGCACATATACCAAGAACTTAAGAAGTTTTCCCATATCAAATACTATGACGAGCCTCATAAGTATTTTATAGGAGAGCAAGAGTTAGTATCAGGTACGGGATTCCTTAAGCTATTCAAGCCAGAGTTTAATGCCAAGGTAATGGCTGAGAAGTCAGCTAAGAAGTTAGGCGTCCCAGTTGAGGATGTCCTTGCCGATTGGGATTTCAAACGAGAATTTGCGGGGATGAAGGGGACGCTAGTCCACAACTTTGCGGAGAACTATTGGTTCAATAAGATATTCCCATACAACTCTCAGGTCGTTATAGATAAGTTCGGCGAAGACCATATCAAAGAACGTTATGATAGATGCGTCCAAATGTTCCTTGACTTCTATCGCGACGCCTCCCCTGCCCTAACGCCTATCACAATGGAGTTAGTTATTGGGGACGCTGAACTTGGGGTAGGGGGTATGGTAGATTGCCTATTCTATAATGAGAAACTTAAGGAGTATCAGATATGGGACTACAAGACCAACAAGCAGATACGAATGAAGTCAGAGTATCGCAAACGTTTCAAAGCACCTATCTCTTTTATAGAGGAATGCGAGTACGAGTTGTATTCGCTTCAGCTAAACCTGTACAAGTATATCATTGAGAAGAACACCAACATTAAGATTGGTCGATTGTATCTAGTATGGTTGTTCGAGGAGAATGAATCGTATCAGGTAATTGAATGTAAGGATTATCAATCAACAATAGAGTTAATGTTTAAACACAAGAAATAATGGAATCAAAAACAATTTTTAAAGAAAAAGACAGGGTCTACGTTACATCCTTGGGATGGGGAAAGGTTATCGATGCAGGATGTTCTACACAAACTGGATGGGTAGGAATAGAAACTGATGAGGGTAGGATAATTCACGTTGAGACCTATTTAGTATCCTTCACCGAATACACTCTTGAAGGATTCAGCCAAGAGCGACCTGAGACATTACCTAAGCTAGGGGATATTGTTTGGGGAAAAGGTTTTCATACTACCGACTGGAGTATTGGTCATTATTTAGGAAAACAACACGCTTCTTATAAAATTTCAAGTACACCTAATGCATTAAGTTATTGGCTTGCTTTTACAATAACAACTAAAAATCCATACGACAATAATTAACCCAACCAAACAATGAAAGACATACTAAACAATGAGTTAGAAGACATCAAAGAAGGTGTCGGAATTTACCTACGAGATGCCTATATGAGAGGCTATGAACACGGCGAACAGAGTCAGTTCCTGATTAATCAGAAATTATCTAATCCCAAGTTAATCCTTGGCGATTTCATCAAGTTCATTAAGAAGTACAAGATGACATTAGTCGACGGAGAGATTAAATTCTCTGACAACGAATACGTTTATATGGATGAAAATTTAGTAGCAAGATTCTTATTACTATACGACTATGACGCGGAGTAAACTAATCCTTCTTAACAAGACTAAGAGGTATATCACTGAGCTTGGGTATCTTTACTATATGATTCCTGACGCGGGCAGTGTAATGCTATTGAAAGATGGTGGAGATAATAACCACTACCTGATGATTGTAATCACAGGACGCAACAGACTATGGGAGTACGAGCGACGTCATTTCAGTATGGCTACGTTGTATCCTGAGAAGTTTGAAGATGTAGAAAAAGGAATTGCTAAATATTTGGGCAAATGGGATGGAAATCAACAATTGATATAACAAGGACACAAGCACTTGCTCTTGTTATGGACTACGCATTACAATGCGGGACTTTGTCTGACTCAGAGTTAGAGGATTTATTAGAGACTCTTGGTTATGGAGATAATCAGACATTGCCTTATTTTGGATACAATTTTAACATAACTAGACAACAAGATTATGGAAAATAAATCGATTTTTCTCTACCCATATGTGTTCTGGAGGAACGTATATGAAGACCTATGGTACGCTATCCCTCGCGAGCATTACTCCGAGTTTTGGAATGGCAACAAGGACGTAGCTATGAAGGCGCGCTATATGGAAGACTTAGTTAAACAATTAACATACGACGAAGATGAAGAAGATTAAATTAATGTACTACAAATCAGCAGATGCAAGCGAGGTTTGCGTAGTTGACTACAACGAACTTAAAGTAAATTTTTATGACAAAGCGGGCAACCATCGCTACAGATTACTTGGAGCGGTCAACGACAGAATTGAAGCTAACCTGTCCTATAACGGATGGACTAAAACAAACGCCTCCACTATCAGCAAATACAGAGATGCAGTTCAAGAGATACAACTTCAGGAGAGTTAGAGGGTACTACCTTAAACTCGGGGGAATCATATACCGCGCAGAGAAATATCAGGATGTTCCTAGAGAACTGCGCTATAACGTTGTCCCCCATATTAGATTATTTGAATGGTATTTTTATAAGGTAGATGTACGATGGCAGACAATGCAAAGAATGAAAACTATGAAAAAGCAATCCAGTGGGCTACTGAGTACCTTGCGAAGAATACTGAACCTAGGGAAGTAAGGTATAAGCAAGGCGTGATTTGCCATAGCGACATTGATATGGTAAAGACTAATCTTAATAGATTAATTCACGCCAAAGGACGTGCTCAACAAGCATCTTATAGGGCAATAAGAGAATTTAAGATTTATTTGTCTCAAAATTTGACTTAACAAAAACGTTTACCTATCTTTGAGTCAAGGTTGAAGGAAGTTAGTCACCATTTACCGAATAGCACGAAGTCTCGGTGTGAGTAGGGAGGGAGCAAGCATAGTTATCTGAGTTGGTGTGAGGATAGCTATATAGTCAGGTAGCTTAAAGGTCATAAGGAAATTGACCCTTGAGGATTAGAGCACTCGAAAGAGATGAGGTGCGGGTTCGATTCCTGTCCTGACTACTAGAGAGAACCGTTAGTTTTCGGCTGTTTACAACTGGAAAACTAGCAGACGTCATACTCTATGACTGCTGGAAAGACAGCATTTTACTTGTTTAAATATACGACTATAAATATTGGCAATGAGGTTCTCAGTCGTATAACCCTCGATACACGGTTTGCCACTGCAAGGTCGCAAGTAATGACAGCTGGAAAGACAGCATTTATAGACAATAGGCGGGAGAGGAACACGCACTGAAAGTATGCAAACCTAGAGATTGAAGTCAGGATGAGCTGTCGCATACTACTGAAGGCTCACATTTCACAGGTTCGAATCCTGTATTGTCTACTAACTAAATAAATAATAAAATGGAAGAGTTCGAATTAAGATTACAAATTGAATATTCAGAGTTAACAGAGAGAATATCAAAACTAGAAGATTTTATTAACTCTACTCATAGAGCGAAATTATCTAAATCGCACGAAGATTTATTAATGATTCAGTATATGACTATGCAATCTTATGCGCAAATTCTGCATACGAGATTACTAGATTTATAATATGATAAAGAAAATAATACTAGACCGTATGAACAATATGCGGGCTAAACTCAAGGAAGCTCAGCACGAGAAGTTAACTAAGTACGTTAGCGAAGAACGCTGCGACGAGTACAAGACCCGATTAGACGAATTACAATGGTTGCTGAAGAAAGTAAGTCTAGCTGAAAAGAACAAGTTAGCAAACTTCTCGCAAGAGAAAGACATTGACCACGAACCCTTAACACGGGAGATACTAGAAGAAGTTATTGGACGCTTATCCTCGAAGATGTGATTATGGTAGATAAAATACTAGAATACTTTAACGACGAGACAACATTTGTTAAGGCGGATGGATTTGATGATGCTATCATTGGACTAGAGCAACAACAGATGAAGTTAGTGTACTCAGTGCCATTGTGTATTGAGGTATTAGTTAAAGATGGAATGTCCGTAGATGACGCTATAGACTACTTCGAATACAACGTAAGAGGCAGTTTAGGCGCAGATTCCCCCTTGTTTGTTGACACTGACTGGGACTAATGCCTAAAATAGATTTCCACAGAACAGACTGCAGAGAATGCCACAATCCACACGAGTTAAGACTTGTAAGGAGATGCTTGGACAAGACATTCCGTTGCCAGAAGTGCGGGTATCCACACCTAGTTGAGATGACAACTAATGGATTCTTTCATCTTCACAAACGAAACGAGCGCAACAAGATTTACCTGCGCAAGAAGGAGATGTGGGACAACGAAGCTTACTTGAATGAATTGATTCGAAAGAAGATTAAACGCTTCTCAGGTAAGTACAACAAGGAGCTACTAGACAAGTTCTACAAAGAAGGCAAGTGGCTCTGGGTATTGAAAGCCCGCAAGATGTTTATCGAGGAGGCGCATATGCTAGGGATATCTGCTTGGAATATCTTTAAGTTCTTTAGAAACAACGGCGGTATAATTGACTTACGAACTATACAATCATACATAAACCAAACAACAACCTAATGAAAAAGAAAAGAGCCTTGGATGACCAAGAGATTCGGGATATGATTTGCTACTACGCAAAATGCCAATCCTTGAGAGATTTTATAGATGAAAAAGTTGCTCCATCTAACTTCCATTACCAAAGAATCAAGCAGTATACAAACCTATTAGTTAAAGAATTAGAGTCGCAAGTAGATGCACTGATTAAGGCAGGAGATGCAAACGATTCAATATCAGTAGTTGAGCAGTTTGTCGATGCATCTCAGCAGGCAGACCATCTATTCGAGATAGCATTAAGACTAGAGTTACTAGAAGAGGATAAGAAAATAGAATGTGCAACCAGAGTATCAGAAATTTTTAGAGAATATGGAGTTGAAAAATAGTGAGGTAGAACAAACTACTACGTTTACGGATAGTGTGGTATTTGAAATCATCAAAGAGTTTGGTGATAGGGCAAAGAAAGGATACGACAAGTATGGCACAGATATGGACAGAAAAGACCTATCGGTAGCCGACTGGGCTCAGCACCTTAGAGAGGAATTAATGGATGGACTTGTCTATCTTACAAGATTAAAGAAAGATATTATTAAGTTAGAAGAAGAGTTAGATGCGCTTCGAAATGACACTAAGTCAGTTGACGAGGTTAAGTTTTACGATGGCGCGGAATTTGTAACATACAAGTACGTTACCCAACCAAGCAAACAAAATAAAGATTAGTTGTTGATTTGATTTCATAAGTGTGTGTGCGAAAAGGTAGCCTGTTATGCGGGCTATCTTTTTTTATTGTAAACTATTTGTTTTATAGAAATCAATCCGTTATCTTTGTTAAAGAAATCAATCAAACAATGAGAAAAACACGCTACAGCGACGTAGTCAGCAAGGCTGAGGTACTCGCAAACGACCCCAACAGCTACACCAGAAGAGGTGCACTAAAGTCCAAAGTACAGAGAAGATTAAGTAGAATGACTACTCGGATAGTATTCCTTACTCAGTTCGAGCAACCAGAAGAGATTATTAACTATTAAACCAAACAAATAAAATATGGCACGTTCAGATGCACACACTGCTACAGCGCAGTCACCAGTAACAAAGTACCTAACTTGGTCGTCAGACGAGAGAGGATTTAAAGTTTTCGACAAGAAAGCAGAAGGCAAGTCAGTTATTAAGTTGCCTATCAAGTTCATTCATTACGATGAGTTTGCAACTATCAAAGGATGGGATGAGAACAACAAGACTGGTATCTACTCTAATGAGGTTAAGAATACTAAGCAAGAGACTTTAACAGTAAGAACTAAGAACAGAGTTATTGCTGAAGGATTCTATCAAGACATCAAGCCTGTGGTAAATACGGCTGGTGGAGATTACAACGTTAGCTTATATGCTGAGTTAGACGGAGAGATTGTAAACTTTGCATTAAAGGCGTCAGCGCTTGGAGCTTGGTCTAATTTCTCTGCAGAAAACAGAAAGAAGTTCTTGAAAAACTATGTAACCGTAGTTGGTTCTAAGGAAGAAAAGAAGGGTGCTGTTAAGTATCATATCCCTGTGTTCGAGATTGGTAATGCTATTGAGGAATCAGTTAGCGCTACATCTGACAAGAAGTATGATGAGTTAGCGGCTTATTTTAAAGAGCGTGGTGCTAATGCAAACTCTTCTACAGAAGAAGCAAATGCAACTCAACACGAGTCTATATTGACGCCTCCACAAGAGTCTTCTATTCCAGCATTCGATGAGCCTTCTGACACATCTGAACTTCCTTTCTAAGATGAGCGAGTTAGCAACACTAAAGAAAAGTACGATTGTCTCCGCTGACAAACGAGAAATGACAAACATTGTGAGCCAGTATCTTGAGGATATGGCTTACAATGGCGGAGAACCTCTA